GTCATTCCTGTAGTTGGCTGTCCTACCATAACCCAACCTTTGGTTGTCTTGATAAATCTAAAAGTACTAACAGTATTTGCGGATGCATCAATAATATTACTTGCATAAGTTATTCCTGCGCCCCAGGTAAATGCGCGACCACCTGTAGCATCCTGCCTAAGAATTACAGTCCAATCAGTCCCACTTGTAGGTGGATTAATAGTTATAGTAGCTGTTGTCAGTGTCAAGTCGTAAACTTTAGCGCCTTGGCCTTGAAGTGTTGTTAGAGTATTATTAGTGTTATCTATAGACTGCTGAAGTGTATTATTGACTTGATCTAACTCTGATCTATTAACCGCGTCTGTTAAATTCTGAGAGGGGGCCAGATTTACAATCGACCTCTGCCTCATGTCTTGCTGTTTAGTAGCAAGTTTATCAACTACTCGATTTGTTAGAACTTGTTCCACTAGTTCCACTCAGCCCAACTATTAATTGTAACACTACCAGAGTCTGGAGCCACTCTATAAAAATAATTAGGTAAAACTATAAAAAGAGCATACATAATGTATCCTCCGGCAGCAGCTAAAAGTATAACTACTTGTGTGCTCGGACTTGATCCAGCATCACAATAAACTCTAAGTGGCACACCTGCTGCAAGTGCTAAACTTACACTCACATAACGTACTGTTGGATTAGAATTTTGATAGTTAGTATTAATAGCACGACCACCACCCCAATTTGTAAAAGTGCTAGGAGCTTTAACAGCATTTGGCACCTGTGCCACTGGAAGCACGCCACTAGTTATATTTGAAGCATTAGTTGTATCAGTATAAGCTGAAGGAGCGAGTGGATTTCCATTAACTCTAAAAACTCCAGTACCAGAAGTATAAACATCTAGATTCTGATTTGTGCCACCAGAGTGCAACTGTAAGTTTCCTGCAATGCTAGTTTCATAAGCAAACCCATCTGGAAAATAAAGAGTGCCATTCCCTGATAGGATAGGCTGTTTGTTAGCCATAATTTATTTCCCAGCTACAGTCCAGGCAGTTCCGTTGTAAAAAGCTAGCACATTATTAGCTCCACCACCTGCTATAGCAGCACCCCACACATTCGTATTTGAGTCACTTACTGTGGCATACCAGCCAAGTTGTGGTGTAGGTGGAAGATTAGCAAAAGTGGACACATTACTCATTCTCACAAAAGTAAGATCAGCTTTTGTGCCAATACTATTAGCAGTATAAGTATTGTTATTATTAATATTCCTAAGCTCGCCCACAGGTGCAATTATCCCTCGAAGGCAGCAATTATTAACATTATCATAATCACCAAAAGCTAGTGAGCCACCCAATAGATTATTCTTAATACTAGCATGACTGGCCCTGCCAAAAATAGTTATACCTGAGGCAGCATTAGGATCTGTACTCTTAGCTAGATTGTAGCAATATATCTTATTACTTTGAATATCTATACCGACACCATCTGCAATCTGGATTCCATTCTGATAGTATCCAAATATTGTATTATCATATATTCCAAGATCTTGAACTATATTAGGTTTCCCTACTCCATTATCAAGTACGAATATTCCGTACTGACCTGCTAATTCACCATTGAAAATATTATTCTCTACTAGAATAACACCTGTATTCTTAGATGTGTCATTAGGTGCAATACAGAGATCAGCAGTTCCAGCCGAATCAAATTTATGGCCCATTATGTGAATCATGCCACAAACTATTGAGGTGGAGTTTGGACTTATCAAACAATTATGTATATTACATCCACCAGTAGATCCACCATTGATTTCAAGATCCTCACAACCTTCTATCTGATAACCAAATGCTGCACCTACGCCATTATAATTTGTAGGAGTAACAGTTGTTCCATTATTATTACCACCCATAAAACAACCTACTATCCTAATATAAGTTGGAATACCCATTACAGAATCACACTGCGTATTGATATTTGCTAGTGTCACTTTAGGACTACCAGACCTGCCATCGTAAATTCCATAGAATTGACAATAGAGAATACTAACACAAGAGCCACCTACAATTTGTATCCCCTTCTGGAGGGTTTCACACCTGACACTAAAGAACTCAACAGTATTACAACCCTTGATAAGAAAATGAGAACCCTTCGTGACAGGATTAGTTATAGTCCCAGGTGTTCCAGGTGTATAGCCTATATCTTGCTGAACAGTAAAATGCGAGAAGCTAAATCCTACTTTCTGTGTAAAACTAAAAGTGTCACCATAATCTGCCGTGCGGCGTAAAACTGTGACAAAGATTCCACAGCCTATAAGATGTACACCATTCTGACCAATAATAGGAGCACAGAGTGGAACAGTTCCTGAGGGTAAATTAATAATACCACCATTCCCAGTAGCTGAAGCTACATTAATAGTTTCCTGAATCCCACTACTTCCACTACTAATAATCCAAGCACCAGTGTGAGTAAAAGCGCATGTTATTATAAGCTGTCCAGTAGTAGAGTTCCAGCTATTAATAGGAACAGCTTCATTAGTTCCTGTGCCACCACTTATACATAAATAGTTACCAGCTAAAACCCCCTTTGGAATAGGATTTAAAGTTATAACATTAGAACCAACAACAAGTGCGCCTCCAGGTTGCTGTGAGAAATTATAGTCAGCAGAATAATATTGAGGTGTATTATCAATTACAACATGTTGTGCATTCCATTCATTAGGACCTATAATTGTGGGATCGCTTTGTTCAGGCTTTGTAGAAACAAAGGCATGTTTAACTTGCATACTTTCATCCTCTTGAAGTCTTCTGCCACTGTAGTTTCATAACTTGGTGAGGGAGGCTTAGATTTAACTCCTGTAGTTATTGTATTGTAAATTTCCTCTGACTCAGGTTTTGATACAATATCTCTAAATCCACACTCGTAAAGTAAATTCGTAAGTTCATCAGGATTCATTGCACAAACATGAAAGTCTGACTCGTACAATTGGCGCCCGTATAATGTGGCTTCCCAGAAATCTTTTAAACCACCTGTGTTCTCATGCCACCTTTGAGCACATTCCCAGAAGTTAGGATAGCTGATATAAATTTTTCCACCTAACTTCAAAACACGCGCGCAGTCTAACAGAATCTTCCTATGGTACTTTTTCCTAATGTGCTCTATACAGTGGAAGAATAGAATCTCATCAACAGATTCAATCTTATAAGGTAGATTCTTACGTGTAAAATCAAAAACTAAATCAGGCTTACAAGATTTCTCTACATCAATATTAATATAACCTTTAATTTTTGTGGAGCCGCATCCCAGATTTAGCTTCATCTGTAACCTTCTTAACTTTCTTTAAATAATCTGCTCCCCTGTCTCCACCTTTGGCAACATGCTTAACGCCATTCTTAACTGCGGCGATCTTATTTATCTCCTTGAAATATTTAGCATAGCTATCTCTATTAGCCTCAAAGATAACTTCAGGCCACAAAATATGCCCACACTCGCACTCACAGTTAATCCTTATCTTACACTTAGGATCAATCTGTTTAGCTTTCAGGCAGTAATAAACATCCTCAGTGTGATTAATCCCTGTGACAAAATAAGGCTCCTGCATTCTTCTCATAAAGCTAGTTTTAAGAAGAGCAAAGGAGAATCCAACAGCTTCCTTATCAACTATCCCAGTCTTAGGAAGCTTAGTATCCATAGTCACGCCACCTTTTTTATTCTTTGTGAAACTCATGTAGTCAAAAGGATACCCTCTGACACAAACCTTTCCAGCGGCTACATCAGCTTCACAATCAAATAATTGTTGGAGTCCCTTATTCGGCGGCACGATGACATCATCATCCAGAAATAAAATATAGTCAGCTCCAGATTCAATAGCCACTTTTGCTGTCATATTTCTCATTCTGTCGATTGACATTCGAGCAGGATTAGAGAAGATAAACTCTATTTTAGGATATGACCTACCCAACCTAAACCAAAATTGACAATGATTAGTGTAAGCTGGATATTGACTTTCAGTTAAACTATTTGTTCCTACGACGACTCTCATTCTTTAATCCTTTTAGAAAAACGGGGCAGGTAAATATTACTTTTTATCTACCTGCCCCAACTTTGTGCGCAGTGAAGGAGCATTACGATCACATTGCACCAGGGGTAAAGCTACATGACACGTACAAAAATTCTCTGAAGTGTTGCAACAGCAGTCCTTGTATCCAAACTATTAGTTGCAGATCCAGCCATAGTGGCAAGATTATCTAATAGGATATAGGGTACAAAACCTGTCGCAGCAGCACTAGAGCCAAAAGCATTATTTGCTGTATCAATAGTTAAAGACACACCCGCAGCAGCTACAGTAGCTTGAGAAGCCCAACTTACAGTTGTTGCACTACGAGTTGCTCTAACTACTAAACCAAAACCTACACCATGAACTAAACTCTCACCAATTTGTTGTGCATTAATCGGCGCGACCGCTATTCCGTAACCACCTAAAGTTCCCTGGTAGCCTGTAGAACTTGATGGCAGAACAACTTGAAGTCCATCTTCCCATCCTGCCGGAAGACCATTTGTGTAAACCGGCGGCTGTGGAGTTGCACTCAAGTTTAAAATTAGTGGAGTTCCAACAGGAATTTGAGTACCTGCTGCACTTGTATCCACATTTTTAACACTATGAATATATTTCTCTGGCTTATTTGACTCAATTAACTTTGTTCTCATCTATTCGCCTCTTTCACATTTTCAGTCCCTAGGCTGAGGGTTTGTTAAGTTAACTAGCGTAGGAGCGGGCAAATTTAGCCAGCACTCCATGTTTCCTTCGATTATTTACAGTGACATTACCCATCCAACCAACATGTCCCACTCTGCTGTCACCATTTATAGGCTTGGCAAAAGTATTTCCGTTCTCGTCCTTAAGCATGTCCCAATTTCTGGACGGGTGATAGCGAATCTTAAAGAACTTAGCATTGATGTAATAGCAGGAGCCAAAGCTCATCGTCCCTGGATTTACAACACCACCGATTTGAGTTCCAGGCCTATTATTAAAGACATCAGGAACTTTATCATCCATGATAACTTTAGCATTCAGGAATTTCTTTCCGACAAAAGGATACTCAAAGTTAAGTGCATCCGCGTTAGCTTTGTACACAGCAAAATAGGCATGAATAAAATTCTGATAGGTAATCTGATCCATAAGCATATGAGTGGGACTACCACCAGTTCCAAGTGTAGTCAAATTATACATTCCTTCAAGTTCATACATGAAAGAACTATAAGTTGTAGCAGCACTTGTTCCCCAATGATTCTGCCACCAGGCATTTGGAGTTTCTGGAATTCCACCAACAGTTAAAGCTGTACCTGTAGCAGCAGTTCCACTAACACTATCATTTCCAGCAGTATTGTAACTTACAAGTTTAGGCAGTGGCTCAACATGGTAGCTTCCATTAACTGTGCTAGTTTTTGGAGTTTGCATGTTTCCAGGACCGGCACCCCACATAAAAGCCTGTGCCCAATTTTCCTGAAGACCCAATTCAGATTGCTGGATTCTAGCCTTAACTAGATTAATAATCTTATGCTCGTTCTGAATTACTTCCTTAGTATTATAAGTAATAGGAGAAGCAATTTGCCGCCATTCAAACTGAGCCTGCGTAATTCCATCAGTTGGAACAGTGGACAAATCATCATATCCATCATAAGAATCCGCTGGAGCTAGACCATACATTAACTCTTCAGCTATGTAAGTTCCACCATCAGCTTCTTCATAAGACTCACCTTTAATTAAATCATACAACACAGCATTCGTCGCGCCGATGTTATCAATCAGCGTCTTTCTGTAATTAGCAAGACTAGTAGAAAAGACAGAGTCCAAATAAGTTGTGATATTATTTGGAGCTGTAGTATTTCCAAAAGTCAAGGCCATCGTTTATCCTTCTTCTCACTTTCTAGAGCTTTGATCTACTTGCTCCACAGCCAGTGAGACGGCATCTTTTAAAGACATTTTTCTTGGACCTCCACTAGTTGTTTCTGGTGTGACCCCCCGATTTTGCGCGGTTAAATTTCGTGCAACAGAGTCAACTTGATTCCTGCTGACTTTGTCGCTCCTACCTTTGCGAGTTAAACCTAAATCACCAACTACAAAATTAAAGATCTTGCGATAATAAACTCCAGGGGCCATATTTGGATCTGTAGGAGGAAAATCATCCATAGCCTTACTCATAGCCTGAATAACATTTGCAGGCATGTCGTTAGATCCAAACCACTCCTGAGCTATTGCTGTGTGAGTTTCGGAAGTCTCATTCTGAATTTCTTTAAGTTCCTGTCTCTCAACTCTAGCCTTAAGTTCATTTGTAGGGTTATTTTCAGCAAGAAGAGAATCCAGACTTTCCTTAATAGCGGGCGCCAATTTCGGTGCGAGGAATTTAAATTCTTCACCCAAATTTCTTTCAAGTATTCCAAGGATATCCTCCTTAGCTTCCTTGACATCAGTCTTTGTTTGAACAGTCTGTTTTGTGTAACCTGCCTGTTTGGCAAGAAAATCTATCACTGCTCCTGCGCGTTGAGGATCTTTCAAAGCCTGGATAAGAACTTTTCCCTGCTCTGCTTCCTCATCCGCCGCCGTTTGTGGTTCTTCAGTCTTCGATTCTTCAGCTTTAGAATCTTCTTTAGACTCTACAACTACATCACTTTTATCTTGAGTCTCTACAGCTTTAGTTATAGCTTCAGTTAAAGTTGTGTCTTTCTCGATCGTTGTTTCAGCCATTTGAAATCTCCTAAGTTAGCAAAATAGCAAGAACCCACAAAGCAAGTCCTAGCCAGCCAAGTTGAACTCTTTGACTCGGTACACCCATAGATTGTAAAAGTAAAAGTACAAAAGCTAAAACAAGAAGAACCAATTTGACCTGCACCATAAGTAAATCCCTCTCTAATTCATTCACTGAATCTGATTAGCCAATTGTTCATTTACACCAGCCGCGCTAGGAGTAGCCATTTGAGCACTCTTAGCTTTTGCTTGATTTCCACTAGCTTTTTCTCCAGCCTGTTGTCCTTGTTGCATAGCTTGCATTTGCGCTTGAGCTACAGCTACCTGCTGTGCTTTTTTAATCACCTGTTCATTTCTATACCCAACACGATAAGCCGCCTCACGAATTAAAGTAGGGTCCATTCCTATCATGGGGAAGTTTTGTAGGAGCGCCATAAAGTTTACAAAGGCAGTTTGAGCTTGCTGCATTGCTGCTGGAGTAGAATTCTGTACATCAAAATCTACTTCATAATCATATCCATCATCTATTTCTTGACTAGTAACATATCTATAAGTTGGACCTATAGCTTGTAGCTGCATTGGGTTTGGCTGCCCATCGGGTTCTGGATTTTGTGTATACTTAATCCAAAGCCCATCTACAAGTCTTTCCTGGCATTGACAAAGTAGCTCGCGCCCTACAAGACACAGGAATGTCGAGAAGTCCATCTGTTCTGCACTCTCACGAATAGTTGCTCGAGCCTGAACAATTTTAGCTTGTGTAGCAGTTTCTCTATCTGTATCTTGTCCACGCGCCTCGGCACTTGTACCTGAGATTATATTAAAGTCATCCTTTGCAAGAACCAGAGCATTTTCAGAAGTAGGCCCAATTTCAGGATTATCTATAGCCTTAATGGCGTCTGGCTGTTTAACTTCTACAATGATTCCATCAGGCCCACTAGAAAATTTTTCCTTCTCCTCCTCATCAATCGCGCCTTTTACAGACTGAAACTTTCTTGTGAATCTTCTCCTATAAGATCTTACTTGTTCCCTAGCTTCATTTATTTCATCCTGCGGACTTAGCCATTGAAATACTGGAGGAATAGGATAAAAACCACGAATTCTAAGATCCCAACGAAGATCCAAAAAAGGTAACCTATTAACATCCCCCGACCATAATTCGTGCATTTCATAATCATCGAGCAGAAGCAGCCTTTTACTCTTAACTTGGTCCCAAATATGCCAGACCCTACAAATTTCACCACTGTTATAAAGTGTTCTTAGCTGATCATCATTACTTGCATAGCCACTTCCCCCACCCACAAATCCGCTCGCGTATTCCGCACTTATGTAGCTGCCACCACTATAATCGGAGGGCCAATCTAAACCTTTAGTATTTTCCAATACTCTTTTATAATAATAGTCATAGTACCCGACCCAGTCACAGTCATTGAGGTCCGTAGCTTCTGTGGCACAAACTCTAAATCTGTGCGGCCAAATTCTTTTAACATAGAATCTTTCGTTGACCGGTACAGGGTTTTCTTGAACAATTTTATCTTCACTTTCAGCTACATCCTCTTCCGTCCAACTTTTAAGCTCTGGATCTACTTTTTGAGGATTTCTCCAGTCATTAGCATACCCTACTTCAATCATTCCAAATCTGAAGAAAGAATCTATTGCTGCTCTCTTAATGTGTTCTGTAAAATGTACATTCGGATTACTTACTATCGTATTAAGAACATCCTGTTTAAGTTGTGCGCTTTGTACTGCAAAATCTAAATCCCACTGAGAATTTCCAGGAGTAGGACTAATGACAAATTTAGGCTTTTGAAATAGCAAGCCTGAGAGTTTTATCTTGATCGTTGAATATACCAGATTAAGAGTATAAGGGTTATAATTTGTAGTTGGATAGTCTCTACGCTGTTTCCACTGGAATCCTTCATAGTACTCCTCGAGAAGCTTACACTTAAATTTACCTTCCCACTCGGTAAACATTTTATTGGCGCCTTCTATTCGAGACACCCACGGATTGGAGATTGAATATGACAACACTAGCTCCTTAGTGAAAAACCAAGAAGTAGCAAAACTTAATTAGCAGGTGAATCTAACTGAGGGACGCCGGTTGTGGACCGAGCTGTTTTCTTAGCAGAGAATTGAAATAAGCAAAAGAGTTTCTAGCAGGTTTCTTAACTGACTTCCGCGGAGAGGTCCCATGCATTGCAACAAAATATCTTACACAGTCATAAGCATGATCGATAATCTTATCATCTCTATCATCACTATATATACTCTTACCATCTACAGTCCCTATTAGCTTTTTCCGTTGTGCGCCGAGTTGCTTAATCCCCTCTTTACATCCTTCTGGATATCTGTCTGTAGCTCGAATAAAATAAATCCCAGGAGCTGGTGATTCTTTAGTGATAGGATGTCTAAACCGCGAGTGAGGAGATAAAAGCTCGTTAATGCGGTTCCTAGTTGCAAATTCATTATTATCAGCAGGGGTCCAAAACAATTCGGGTGCTTGTAAATCACTATCTCTATATTCATCAGCTACAGACCAAAAGCCACCCTGTTTTTGCGCAGTCTTCTTGAAGATTTGAGGGTCTGCATAGTTACCACTGTAGCTTTCGCTTCCACTAAGTTCCGTGATTGACTTCCGGTGGTAGGATATAATCTTACTGGCTACATAATATTCCCTATAAAATATATAAACTCCATCCACTGCTGCCACCCATAAACAGCATGTTGGAGCACTATCACCGTGGTCTAGAATTCTAAATAGGTTACCTTTATTCTTGACTAGCTCTAAAAGATCTTCACTTGGTTCTATAATCGACTCTTTTCTAATAAAGTGGATAGCACTTTCAGAGCTTCCCCACTTCCCATAGACATATTTATTAACCCACTCTGGATCTCTTTTTAGAGCCTGATCATAAGTTTCTTCACTACCCAAAGAGCGTTGCCAAGCACCTTCCACATAGAAATGATCTTCCAGCCTCTCAGGACTATCAGGATGATATTTTCTATATATGTAGTGGAATTCCGTATCAGGATTAGTCAGAAGCATTAAGTAGCTAGGGACAATAAACTTATCATATTTATTCTTAGGCCACTCCTGTCCAAATATTCTAGCATGGTAATCTTGCATTTCAGGAGTTACAACTACCCCATCCCACCTTCCTAAGCGTGCATCCAACACATCATAAACTTTTTCTTGGGTTTCCTCAGCCTGGTCCACAAGAATACTATTCGGCTCAATTCCTCTAAGAGTATTCTCATCCACGCCATCAAGATGAATCCAATTTATTAATGAGCCAGTCTTTAAGCGAGTCCACCCATCTTGAGTATTGTGAGTGTCAATTAATCCCCAAGGGACAAGTTTAAAGAAAGTCTCCATTGTTGTGCGCTTAAGATCTGTATATTTCTCACGCGCAATTATCATTCTATAGTTAGGAAATAAGTTTAGTAAGTTGAAACTCTTAAAGCACCCAACCCAAGTCTTGCCGTTGTTAAATCCCCCAGAGAAACACTGATTCCTGTTAGTCGAATAGTAAAATCGCTCTTGTGACTCATTATCGAATCTAAATTTAAGTTCCATCTTCTTGAGTCTTTAATATAAGGGCTGCCCTGAATTCCAAAACTCGTGTGACTGAAACCCTCGGAAAAACAGCCCTTATATTCGCTTGACTAAACAGGTCTGAACCAGTGACCTAGCCCATCATCATAGTTTATCTCCCACGAAGTCCCCTTTCATTGGATTTGATTAATCTAGCCAAAAGCTATATCAATCCGAGCATTATTTTCTGCGGTTTTACCTCCAGGGTCACCATTGTTAGATTTCCAATAGATCGCCAGAAGACCAGCATTTCGAACCGCACCATTATTAAAAACAAACCATGGAACTTTACGAGAATAGTAAAAAGGTGAACCCGGTGAGAAAATTTGTGGATAGTCTAGATAAGCTACAGGACCCAGATCATCTAGCATATGCATAAGTTGAAGTGCTGAATTAACTTCCAGACAGTAATCAGGATTCACACCCACAGGTGGCGGCAGCACTTCCACGTTTTGCATGAATTGAGGAAAGTACTCTGTAGCTTCAGGCAGGTTTAAATCATACTGTTCAGCGAGATTATTAAGCTCACTGACTGTAAGTTCTTTCGCTGGTTGAGGAGCACCCATCTTTTATTCTCCTTACACTGGATTTTCTAGAGCAGTTACCCTGATATTCAAACTGGCAATTTCATCAGCTTGTGTAGTAACTTGAGTGGACAATTCGTCAATTTGAGCTTGAAGATCTTGTGTAGGAATAAATTTTGGAGGGAGGTCCCCCATCTCGATAACAAAAGCTTGGGCCGCAGTTAACCCTCCCGGTGGATTTCCTGCAAAACGATTATAGACTGGAATTTCCATCTTCTCTTCTCCTCTCAAAGGTGTGGAGGTCTTAGACTTGGCATTCTTAAACTTGATAACTTTTTAATTCTAAGCTTGTGCAGAAGACTGGAAGCCTTCATAGAGGGCATAGAACTTTTTAGTGGGTGCATTTTTGGGACGCCCTCACTAACTCCACTCATACCGGTTAACATACGACTACTAATTGGAGAACTTTGGCGCTCTAAAAAATGTTGCTGTGTAAGTGATTGAAGTCTAGGCATGGCTACCGCCTTGTGCTTAAAATTTTCTGAGAGGCTTTCTGAGCTAGCTTCCCCGCGTTATCCTGGTTCATAGATCCTTCCCTGCCCTTAGAACTTCTAGAGCCATAATTATGTTGTGGCCCATCACCCTCATCATCATTATCAATCATTGAGCCACTTTGTCCGAGATCACAGATATCACAATCATCATCACAACAAGAAAGCATGTGAGAAGTTAAGTGGTCCACTAAATCATCATGCTTCATCTTTTTGGCGCGCGCCACTACTTTATACTTATCTCGACTTGTACCCTGTGAGTGTTTATTGAGTTCTGTAATCTCACTCATTTTTTCTTCCCCCTTGCTTTCAGCAATTTTTCACTTGCCTTAGACACGCTCTTTGGCAAATTCTTTTCGCTAGTGGAAGCAAAGTCATGAAGTTGACCTTTGGACATCTTTAGAACTCCTTTATTTTTAGCTTGAAGTTTCTCCGGGTGATGTTCGGCTATTGCCATTAGTCTTCTTTGCTTCTCACTAACTGCTGGCATTATTCTCTCCCAAGCTTCTTGTATTCTTCCTCAGATTCTATATCAATTACCATTGGTCTAAGAAATATATATCTGTATCCCATAACTTCACAATGCTTTCTGGCCCTTAACTGCGCGCTTTCAAAATCCCCTTCGTGGTGAAAATTTTTAGTCAATCCGGCATTCATGCCATGGCGATAGTGGAGAGTCCACAAGTTTGAAAAATGCTGAGGTCTAACTTTGATCCCAGCGAGTTCGTTGGCGGAAAGATTCATAGTGTCCATTAGCAACTCCCTTTAGCATCGGATCTTAACTTACTTCTTTGCCTTTTAACGACTGGCGCGGAAAGATTATGGGATTCACCCCTAAAGTTCTAGAGAGATCTGTATCTGAACCCTGAATAACTATTGTCACCTGTGGCATAGTCTGAGGTTGTTCTTTTAACGCACCTTTGACTTTTAAAGCCGTCTCTAAGGCACGAAGTCTCAAAGTATCGTTGTCACTCGTAAGCGCAATTCGAGTTAAAGCTTCCGCAAGAGCATCATTATCTAGCCCGTGGAGATTTAAATTCTCCTCGACACTCTTATTATCTCTTTCACTAGCAGGTTCTTTTATTAAACCAGCCTTAGCGAGAATTTGTTGTACTTCTGGTTTAATAATTGGCACGTTCTTCTTCCTCTTCTACATCTTCTTCCCTGTCATTATCATCCCTAGGGTCTACTTCTTCCTCTTCATCGAGTTCTTTTTGATTTGCAGTGAAGATTTCAGTCACATAACTAATATTAGCAGCACAAAGACTCTTAGCCTCACTCGTTAAAGTCTCGGAAATTTCACTTAAAGGCGCCTTTGTAGAATAATGTAACCTAATTATTAAGCCTGCGAGGGCAGTTTGAGCACACTTATAGCTCTGAGTGTCTAACATTTTAGTTTTTCCTTCGATTTTATTTACTTGTGGGTCTTCTAAGGCAGATTTAGAGTAGATTTTTCTTAGGGGGGAATTTTCTATTCGTTGGCGGGCGTAGTCTTCGCTACAAGTGGCGCTTTGGAGCATAGGGTAACTGCCCCTGGCTTGAATTTGCGCGCTTCAAGTAGCAAGGTTATTAGCAAAAAAACTTATTTCCCGTTAGGATTATGTACATTGTAACTCAGTATTGACAGGATGTCTAGTACTAAGGGGCTAAGTGGCAGAAAACAGGCAGGATAAAGTTCTGAGTGTTACAGAAGTGTGCTTCAGTCCGCTTTCTAGAAGTTTTTCTACATGTGTCTTACATCTTTTAAGTAGTGTTTGAATCTTTTTACAGTCTCTAAGTGTAGATCATTCACTTTTTCATGATCTTTCCATTTTTTTGTACGTTGGGAATTCTTTGCGGAGTTAACCTTAGCTCGCGCGCGGCGTTCCTCCCACTTGTGATTTAAGATATTCTTGAGTTCTGTTTTACTTAGTTTCTTGGTTGCCATTTTTAAACCTCCTTGGTTTTAAATTTGCAAGCGCTTACATCTCGCGGCTCGTGTTTTTTATTGATTTTTCTCCCCTCCAGTCATCAGCATCTCGTGAAGCTCATTTAAAGTTTTTCTCACGAGTTCCAAAACGCCCGCGCCAACTTTCAGTCTTTCCTGATCAGTCATTTGATCTAGGAGTCCGTAGAAGAATCCTATAGTTAATAAGAGACGGGCTTTAAGCGAGGGAGAGATTAAAATATGGAGCATAGTTGGAAGTTAGATAAACATAAAGAATTGCAGGGCCGCTTTACGGCGCAGAGTACTTTGATTTGGGGAGTCCTACCCATCCTAAAGCACTCTGCATCTCAAAGTACTTGACCAAAAGAAAAGCCACTCCCGATTAAAAGAGTGGCCAGTCTTTTACTTAATCGTCAGGTTGAAGACTGAAGGATAGAGCAAACGCTTGAATCCTCCCTTGACTTCAACTTCCAACTTTCTCTCGTAGACCGCAATGAGCGTCCAGATCTCTCCACGAAAGCTCATGATTGACTCACCAGCTTTTACCTCAGTGCCGAATTTATCGAATGCTTTGTACATTTCAGATCTCCTAGTCTTTTTAGTGGCAGACTACTTCTTTCACGATCTTCTTTCCTTGTGCCACGAGCGCCTGGAGCCGCTCCAATTCTTTCTTGGCGTCCTCAACTTCCCAATCAGCCGCTTCAACTTCTTTCTCCACAAGCTTGCACGTCGGAGGAACATAACCACGAATATAAATCATGGTGCCGTCTGCAACTTCGCCGGAGAGATTCAAACTCTCGTACGCCTGATACTTTTCAAACTTCACACCATAAGCTTGTGCAAGCGCGTGAACAAAATCTCTGTGTACCTCAGGACTGGATTCGGTATCCAGGTAGAAGTAGGTGGAATGCTCATACAGGGAAATAGTTGAGACGCAGGTCACATCCAACTCGCGAAGCTTCCAAAATGCGACCGCCTTTTTAAAGAGCTTCAACTCTTTTTTGATCTCCACAATTCGGTCCCGCTTGGACTTCAGTTCGTCTTTAACGTTCATATCGTTTATCCTTTAACACTAAAATTTACTACTCAACCAGTATACCATGTCTAGGACTTGACATGCATTCCAGTAGTTCCAGATCTGAAATAATTTAAGTTCAACAGATCTAAAACTATTCACACCTTAATACTCACTACCACCAAATCGATCCTCCTCCATGTATTGCATGTAGCGTTCATCTTCATTCCAGTGTAGTTTAAGATCTTAAGGTCTAAAGACTCTAAGCTAAGAGAATCTTTAGATCTTAGGACCTCCTTAGAAATTTTACTGACTAAGTCAAAAAGTTAGAGGGTCCAGCTAGATTATTAGTCTAACCAGACCCTCTTTTTAAGTTAGCCCTGAATGCTAGCCAACATTGCAGGATTGGAACGAAGAAACTCGCGGGCCTTATCCTTTAGTTCTTTCTTCTGTTCCTTCGACTGTTCCTTAGAATAGCCTTGCATTTTAGCCAGACTTAGAACAGCCGCATTAATCAA